TTTTCTAATGGGATCCAATTAAGATCTGGATTATTATTAGAAAATATTTCTATTACCTTTGCTTTATCTTGACCAACTTCTCCTTTTAATGCTTGCATCGTAGCATTTTCACCTAGCTTTGCAGCTATAGCTTTTGCTAAAGCATTATCTCTACCACGTTTCAAAAAGAACTCTGATATTTGTTCAGGTGAAGGATCTAATCTTTTATATAAAGTAGGTCCAGATGTAGGGTTAATATAAACTAAATCAGCTTTTCTACCAACAGATAACGCAGCTTCAATTTCGCTAGGGCTCATATCTTTTTTCTCAGCAACAGCAAATATTTTATTCTTAGATAACCTTTCAAAAGCTACTAAAGTGTTTATATCTAAACTAAGTATAGCTTTTTTATTATTTTCTAGCCAAGACTTGTAGTTAGGTTTCTTAATAGTGTTTTTAACTTCTTTAAACATTTCAGTATCAAAATCACTATTTAATTGTTGTCTAACACTTTTATAAGCTTTATTTACTTGAGCAATAGCTTTAGAGTTTGTAGGTTGTTTAGCTAGTTCTACAACTTCAGCGTTTAAACCTTTTACTTTAGGTTTAAAAGTAGATAATACTTTTTTAGTTTTATCTAATATAAAGTTATATAAGTCGCTGCCTTCTTTAATATCTGCTAGTTGCCTTAAATTTAAATCAACTGTTTGGTCAGCTTTACCTCTAGTATCTGCTATGTCAAAAGCTCTACCACCTTCTCGCTGTTGACCTATTCTAGTTGCAGCTTTTGGACCTTCTGATTTAGCTACTCGCTTTGCGCCAGTACCAACTTTAGCTTTTAAAAATCTACCAAAATATCCTTTTAAATCAAACTTACCTTCTGTAACTTTCTTTTGAGGATTAAAAGCTTCTATGTGTTTTATTATTGGATTAAAATCTATTTTAAGTTCATCACCTTTAACTAAGGCTAATATATCATTATAGGACATTAACAAAACCTCGCCTACAAAGTCTTTACCTTCTTGAGTATTTAAAAATTCATTAAACTCTTGCTTGCTAACAGGCTTGCCATCTTCATCTAAAGCTTTTTCATTATAAATTTTATCTAAAAGTTTATTTCTATTATCTTGTCTAATTTTTCTTTCTTCAGGTGTCTCTGAAACAGACTCTTTAATAGATCCAACTTCTGGTTTTATTTTAGCAGCTAATTCCACAGCAGCTGTCTCACTGGTTTTTTCCTCAATAGCTTTTATAACAGGTGACTGTCTAGCTTCTTGTATATCTCTTTGAGTTATATCACCTCTTTTTATTTTAGTAGCTAGAGTAACTAAAAAACTAACAGCGTCATTTTGTCCTTTTAAATTTAAAGCAAAATTATTAGATGTGTTTTTCTGCATCATGTCTGATGCCATATAAGAAAAGTATGCAGCTAATTCTTTGTCTTGTATTCTATCAAAGTTAAATGATCTTTCTTTAGAAACTTCTTCTAAAAACTCTACAACAACTTCTTCAGCACCTCTTTTTCTATCTGCTAAGTTATCACTTAATAATAAATTAACACCAGCTTGAGTACTTAATCTTTTATATACAGCAGGATTATTTGCTTTAGTCCACTCTAAAACAGATCTAGCCATATCAGAAAAATCAGCATCTCTGTTTTGAAGTATTTCTTCAAACACTTGGTGACCAGGTTCATGTATAGTTATTTCGGTTTTTTCATTAGCTACAGCGTTTTCCATTATAGCGTAATTGTTTTTACCAACTTGAAAACCGTTTAATGATCCTTTATTTATTTTATCTATTACGGTTTTAGTATCTTGTATAGTAGTTTTTTCTTCAGAGGCAGCTATACTTATTTCTTCATTAGCCAATCTGTTAATTTCATTTATAGCATCTTCTTTTGTTTCTAATACTATAGTTTTAAAATTGTTACTAGCTTTATTAGCTTGGTCTATTCTGTCTTGTATTTCTTCTCTAACATATATATCATATGCAGCTGCATTTATATCTTTAGCGTCTGGTTGAAAGTCTGGAGCTTTATTTTTATCAACTCTTAACTTTGTAATAGCTTCTTGTTTTATTTTTTGGTATCTTTCTTTTTGCTGTTCATTACCAGAACTTAATAAGTTAAATTCATTTCCAAATGCATCTTCATCTCTCCATAAATCTCTAGCATATTGTATATCGTCAAACTCTTTTTTAAGATATTTTAATTGCTCTTGTTTGTCTTGTCTATTTTTAATAGTTTGATCGTCCACTATAGCTTCTGCTTCTAATCTTATTTCTTCTTGTCTTTTAGTAGCATTAACATAAGCATTATAAGATTTTGGTGATAGTTTATTATTAACATTATTAGAAACAGTATTAATATTATTTTCAATTTGCTTTTCTAAACTTGTTATTTGATTTTTATAAGCTTTACCAACTTTAGTACGACCATCAACATTACTTAATTTAGCCTCAAGCCTGTTTTTATCATCTATTAAGCTTCTAGTTTCCTTCCATTTTTTACGATCACTAAAAGCAGTTAAAGTATGTCCATAAACTAAAGGACCACCACCTAAAAATACACTAAACATACCAGAAGTAAAAGCAGTATGACCAGTATTAGTTAATATAGGTCTACCATCTAAAGCATTTTGACCCCACGTAGTACCTACTTCACCCGCCATGTCTATAGCTGGTTCATATATAACATGTTTTCTTAACGTTCCATTAGTCCAAGCGTTTTTAAACTCTTTACTAAAGCTTAAAAAACCGCTAGTACCAGAAGTGCCTACAGCTTTAACACTATTTCTTAATATTCTAGCAGTTGGTAAAGTACCTAACGTGCCGTCTAAAGCACCATAGCCTGTACTTACAAACCATTTTTCTAAAGCAGATGGATTATAATTTGGATCAGTTGCTTGATTAACATCAAATTCTGCTAATCTTTCACCCGCACTATACGTGCCAATAGTCAACGCTGGTAACACGGCAGATCCACTACCACCAGTAACTACCATTGAAGCTAGTATTGGAAGCTGAGTGCTAACTTCTTGGTTTATAAATCTACCAAATCTACTAGCATCATACTCTCCATTTTTATCTTTAAAATCTCCAAATGAAACGTCTTTAGCTAATACTCTTCTACGATCTTGATCTTCTTTAAATCTATTTATTTGCCAATCAGTTAGATTTTTTTGTAATACTTCTCCAGCAAAACCTGTTAATCCACCTCCTAATTGCATAACTTCACTTCCTAGTCTTCCACCATAATACAATATACCAGATCCAATACTCTCAAAACCTTTTAAAAAGTTATAAGTAAACTTACTCATATTACTGTAGTCTCTGCCGTATAAATCCATTTTAGTATTTAAATCAGAAACTTCACCTGTTACTTTATTTATTTCGTCTTGTCGTTTTTTAAGGGGAACTAATTGGTTATCTAAATTAGACTTTGCTTGTACATACTCATTATATAATTTTTCGCCTATTACTTTACCGTTGTTAAGCTTAATAGTTTTTTCTCCTTCTTCTGGTAAAAATTCTTGTGTAGGATCTGATAAAGTAGAGTTAACATAGTTAACCAGCATTAGATCTGGATTTTTATTTTCATCTAAAAAATTATCCATTTCTATTTTTTGAACAGCTAATATTTCACTTGCTTTTTTAGATTTAGCGTCTTTAGTTTTTGTTGTATAAATATTTAGTTTGGCAATTTCAGATTCAGTTAAATCTTCTAAATAGTCTTGCAAATTGTTATTTTGCATTTTATATGTCATATCAGCAGCTATAAGGTCTTTAGCTTTGTTTTCTATATCTAACCTAGTTGCAGCTGGTATTTGATCACTAGGTGATCTCTTAGCGTTTATGTCTGCTACTTGTCTATCAAGAATATCTTTAGCTTGCTTTAACTCTGCTTCATAAGGTTGAATAGTTTTCTCTACTCTTCTACTTCCACTAATCATTCTACCATCTGGAGTTGGTATACCTTGAACTGTTTCCATTTCAGTATAAGGTTTAAACAACTCTTCATTAGGTTTTCCAGTTATACTTTGTATTTCTGAATTTTGATAACCAGAAAGATTAGTAGCTTCGTCAGCTTCACTAGATAATCTTAATGTTTCTTCATCTGCTTTATATTTCTTTGTGCCACCATGTTTATTAACAAAACCTCTAATATCTGTTTTAAAACTATTAGACTTAGGATCTATTGTTTTAACGTCTCCAGTATTATCGTCAGTTATTTGTAGCTCAGTATATGGTAAATTTACAGCACCATCAGGGCCATAATCAGTTCTATATTTAGTTACTTCTTTACTTGTAAAACCTGGATAAGCTTCGTTGAGCATTACAGACATTTTATTATTGCCAGAGTTAGAAAACTGAACATCATCTACATTATCCATCCAAGTGTGATCATCGTCTAACTCTATAGCTTTTTCAGTTGTCTCTTTCATTTTAGCTTCACGAACTATTTGAGACATACTTTTATTTACTTTAGGTTTCTCATTAGATATACGGTTATCTAAATCTTTTTTTCTGGTTTCATCTCTTTCTTGCTGTATTTTCTCTTGCTCATCTTGAGCTTTATCAATAGCATCTTTGGTTTCTTCTCCAGAAAACATAGGTGATTCTTGCTCTTTAGAAGGAGGATCTGTAGTAATACCCTTATCAGTCATGTATGTTTGAGCATCAGGGTAACCAAAATGTTTTGACGCTTCTTCTACTTGACTATAAGTGGCTTCTACTACTTCACCTTTTGAATTAGTGTAGTAATAAATATCATTCATCTATAAGTGGATTGTTATTTTGTGACATACTTTCAAGATAATTTACCGAAGCTCTATCTATGTTTATACCGTTGTTTAATAATCTTTGTATAACTTTTTCATTTCCAACAGCATTTTCAATGTCTACAGCTTTAATTCCATAGTCTGGTAAAAGATCATATTGAAGTTGCTTAATTCCTTTAGAAACAGTTGAAGTAGCTTTTAAAGCAAATATATTACCTTTGTCCATGCTGTTTTGATAAGCATCTAATTGCCCTGTATTTTCTAATATACCCATAGCTGTATTATAATCAGCGTATATTACATTACCCATGCTTTCTAAATGAGAGTTTTCATTAAGATTTTTAACCATAGCTTTTTGCAAATCAGCAGCGTTATCTAATTTAACATCTTCTTTAGCATCTCTTTTATTTGCTAAGTAAGCGTCTTCATGCATCATCATTTTATTAATTTGATCAGGCGTATACGTCTTTTTGTTTTCTTGTTCGTATTTTTCAGTAGTTTGAGTTGATATTACTTGATTACTTTGTGGCGCCATTGTTTCTGCAAAATAGTTAGCTAGCCCTTGCCTAGCAGCGTCTTTCATGTTATCAACAAATAAATCTCTATCTTCTTGAGTAATTTTCTCATCACCTGTTAAATCACCATATTGTTTCATGAACATCTCATTAGATATATTTTTAATCTGCTTAACAGTGTTCCAAGCAATATCTCCTTCTTCTAAAAACTCTCCTTTATTATTTCTTATATAACCACCTTTATATAGCTGATCCCAAGTTTTATCAAAACCTTGTCCATTTATTTGAGTATCAAGTCTATTAGAATACTTATTTAATAACTCGCTTTTTACCTTAGTTGGATTATATACTTTTTCTTTAGTATAAACCCAATTGCCTCCGCTTAAATATTTATTTGATTTAGTTTCTTCTTGAAATAAGTTACTTAAACCAATAGCTGGATTTTTGTTTGTCCATATATTACCTAGTTTATTCTGAAGTAAGTCATCATTTTGTATTTGAGTAAACCAAACTTGACCAGATTGATGTGCTTGAACGTCTCCAGTTAAATTTCTTTCGTTGTATTTTTTTTCATCATCGCCAGCCAGATAACCTTCATAATCATCACTAGAATAAAAACCTTTTAAATTTATATTACCATTAGCATCATCATTAAGTAAAAAATTAGTAAATTTTGAATTAGCTAAATCGCTTTGAAAACTTAGTTTATTTATATCATTACCTCTAGTAAAAGCACCTAATGATGTTTCTTGATCAGCCGCGGCTTGATTCTCTGTTATAGCTACACTAGCAGCATTACCTAAAGTCATCCATTCACCTATAGACTGTAAATTTCTTTTGTCTTTCATTACTTGAGCATTGTATGCTGCTCTAGCTTCAGGACTTCCTTGAGCACCAAAAGCATTTCTATACATTACTTCTTGATTAGCAGAGGCTTTTCTTACGTATGCTTCTGCAGATGAATTAAAAGCTTGATTACTAGATTTAGGTTGTTCTTCAAAATAATTTAAAAAATCTACATTACGAGCATTAGCATCTTTTACAATTGCTGCTTCTATTTTATTTTTTTCTTTTTGTCTAGTAGCAAGCATAGTTCCCATATCTTTTATAGCTTGAGCTCTTCTATTATTTCTAGCTGCAGCTAGACCTGCGATGTTTGGTATTTGATATGCCATATTTTAATTTTTATTATAATAAACCTGCTCCAGCGGCATCTCCAACCGCGCCACCTACGTTTTCTATAGTTCCTACTGCAGCTTCTTGAGCGGCTAATCCATATTGTACTTCTAAGTTTTGTTGGTATTGTTGATCTTCTCTTATAATACCCATGTCAACCATATCTCTTCTTTCTTGCCTATCGAAAGCAGCAGCTTCTTCAGCTTCAGCCTGAAGTTGCAAGTTAAGTCTTTGCTGTTGCGCTTGTTGAGCTCCTTGCGCTGCCATTTTTTGGTTTTGAGCTTCTTGTTGTTCTATGCTATTAGCTATACCTTTTTTACTAGCTAAAGCTGCTCTAGCTAAAGCAGTTGCACCACCAGCACTTGCCCCAGTAGCTGCCATAGTATCTAGTGACTGAGCTAAAGCTAAATCTGCTTGTTCAGCTTGAAACTCTGCAGCGCCTGTAGCTACACTTAAATTAGCAAATGGATTATTTACTTGAGCTGCTAATGCTCTAATATCATCTGAGTTATCAATAATTTCTTGTCTATTTTCTTGAAATGCTTTTAATTCAGCTTCTTTTTGTGCCGCTGCCTCTGCAGCTTTTTTCTCTTTATTTTTACTAATACCAAAGTCTACAGCACCAGCTATTAAAGCAGTAGCACCTGCAGTAATAGCTACAGCAGCAACAGTAGCCTCGTAATAGACAGGTCCAGTATGGGTAACTAATTCTAATAATAACATGTTAATTTATTTTAAGTTTTGGGTGGTCATAATCTTTTGAAGTTACATCTTGTAATATTTCTTCTACGTTTGTTTTTTCTGTAGGATGCACTGTATACCACTCCATATCTTCATGTATTAATAAAAGTCTTTGAGTTCCTGGTTTTGTCATACCAAAATAAGGAGCTTCTACATTTATTAAACCGTCTTCAGATAATACAGTTGCTTTGCCTTTCAACACAAAAAAAGGATGTAAAACAGTGTGTATAGCACTCATGATTACAGAACCTTTATTCATTGTAATTTTTCTTATATAAGTACCTTCTCCAAAAAAATGTTCTAAATTGTTGCCATTGTAAGTGTCTATGCTAGCATTTTCAGCATAAGTTTCTCTAACAGCAGCGTCTGGCAGTTGAGCCATCTTAACAGTAAGATCTATCATTTGATCTCTAAAATCTTGTTTATCAAGAGTGCTCATCTGAACCATAAGTTCGTTTAAATCTTTCATATAATATAATTAAAACCCAGATGAGTTAACATACTCTGATCTTGTAGACCATAGTTGTTTTGTTCCTCCAAGTTGTGTAGTGCTATCTGTTTGAAATTTAGCAGTAGCTACAAATCCTCTAACGCCTGTTATTTGATTTCCAAAAGACACTTCATTAGGCATAGCAATAGAGTTAGAAACTAAGTTAGCTAAGTAAATATTTTCTTTTCTATTAAAACCAGCATTTAAAGTTTGACCAGTAATAGGATCTACATATTTTCCTTCTTCATAACTTTTTACAGAAAGCGTTTTATCTTGATTTTCTACATAAGTTCCAGATGGCAATTCATTAATTCCAGTAAAGTCAGATAAAAAAGACTCCACTTCCCAACCGCTACTACCTTCATATCCCACAGTTTTAAAGTTTTTTACTAAACTTGGCTGTACATTAAATACGCATGTTATTGTAGAAGGGCTAGACACGCCATAAAATGTATTTCTAGTATTAAGAACTTCTGAGTAGTGTTTAAATAAACCTACTTCTTGAGTGGTAAAATAATTATTTTTTACAGAAAACATTGTTTCTGGTTTGTAAGTTAAAAAACTTACCCAGCCATTTACTTTGTCATCAAAACATAGTGTTTGAAAGTCTTCTGTTTTAGACTTTAATAATGGAGTTTCTTGCAAAGACAAAATATAATTTCTATTATGAACATCCCAAGCTCCTTTTACTTTGCCGTTTTCTGAATATTCAAATACTACTTTAGCAGTTAAATCTGTAGTAAATCCTTTTGAATAGAATATTTTTACGGCACTTGGAGTAGATGAGTCAACTTGAGTTATATAACCTGGGTTGTCCTTAATTGACATTCCAGTTGACGGTATAGGAGTTATTCCAGTAAGATTTAAAGTTAAAGTAAACTCTCCTACTGCACCTCCACTTGATACTGTTAAGCTACTTGTGGAAGGTATAGTGTAAGTTGTATTAATATCTTTTACTTTATCTAACTCATCTCTAAAATAATCTTCCATACCATAAGCGCTAATCTCTGTAAGACCATCATTAGATAATCTCATTATAGCGTTTCTATTTCTATCAGAAAAATATTTTCTAAAACCATAATTAGCTAAAGATTCTGGATTTTTACTAATACCGTATACGCCTTTGTAAGGTACAAACTGACCTATAACAGCAGCTCCTGATTGAGTTTGAGTACCACTTTCTGTAGTATATATAGTGTCTTTATCTATTAATGCTCTACTAATTTTGTTTTCTTGAAACACTATCATGTTAGTGTCTTCAGATAAAGTGCGTTGTATTGACCCATTTTCAGGATCTAAGGACTTAGTAATGTCTGTGCCAGTAGAAAACACATTTGTGTTGTTTATACCTGTTCTAGAGTTATATATGCCAGAATAAATTAATGTATTAAATCTATGTTGCTGTATTGGAAACGGGTCATTTAAATACGCTCTAACACCAGGATCAATACTCACAGCATTAAAATCTCCTCTTATTCTAGATTCTTCTATATAAAAATTAGAATAAAATCCTTCTTTCCTATCTTGATTTATTGCCGTCCCAATAGTAAGATCAATACCACTAGGCCAACATATACCAGGCCCTACGGCCATCTGTCTGTTAGGATTTGCGTTTGGCCTACCATTTAATGTTTGACCATAAGTCTGCTTAATTAAATAAGTGTTGTTAAAATCTACTTCTATTGATGCTGACATAATTGTTTAATTTAACTACTTACTCCGTCATCACTTGATGGTGGATCTGGAGCAGTTCCAGAAGCCCCTGTCCCTGTCAGTATTAAGTTATTTAATTCTCTAACTAAACCAGAGCAAGCTGTTTCGTAGTATATTTCTATGTTAGACTTAGGTGGATCTACTTCCATAACATTTAACCTAAGATCAGTACTAATAAACGATGTGTTTACATAAGCTGGATTTACAACTGGAACGCCTAAAACAGAACCGTTAGTGTTAATTTTAAAACCTATAGGATCTTGTTGTGCGTTTAAAAAACCAATGCCAGGTAATGGTGTACTAGCTGCTAAATCTAAAGCTTTTAAATCTGTTAATTTAGCTGAATAAACACCTGTAACAAACGGATTACTTTTAGAAACTGTATTATTACCTACAAATAAATTATTAGTTATAGTAGTGCTACTTCCAATAGGTATAGTAGATTGTACTCTTGTATATAGCTTTGTAGTGTTAGGTGTAAATAATTGTTGATTAGGTTCTGTTTCAGCTAAATCTGCAGGTATTTTATTTATGTTACTACCAAATAAACTAGCATAAGCTAGTGAAGTTCTAAACAAACCTTGTTCCAGTAAAGTGCCTGTACTGTCTTTTTGATTTTTAAAACCTCCTTGTATAACATTACCTAGATAAGAATTATAATATTCTTGCTGTAGTTGTTTTATAACTATTTTGTATGTATAAAAACCTAAAGGATTAGCTTTCCCTACTACATTATATGCTGTTCCAGCAGTAACACTAACGCTAGAGTTTAATGTTAAATTGCACACAGGTACAAGTGGATAAGTAGGATAACTAAAAATAGTGCTAATCACGACGTGGTCTACACCGCCTATAGTAATAATATCTCCTTTTTCTGGATCTTGTTCAAAACCAGTTGCATTAAAGCTGGTGCCTGTCACGTTGTTACTAGCTACAACAGTGTAATTACCAGGTTTATAAATTCCTGGGTAACCATCTGCATAAACTACACTATTAGGTATTACAGATCTAAACAAAACTTTAAGTGAATCACCAAACCATCTAGTTATAGGTGTTACTTGTGCTCTTCCTGTAGAGAAATACGGATAAAAAATAGTATCACCACCATAACTACCACCAGCATAAGTAAAAGAATTTGAATCTGCATCTGATAAAATTACATCAGTCTGTCTTCCATACCTATCAACTAATATCACGCCTACTTGGTAAGTTCTATTTTGCTTAACACTAGCTGTAGGATGCTTAACCAGCAAATCTGCTACACCTTTTGGAACACCTGAACTATCTTCTCTAGAATTTAATTTAGCGCTAATTTCTGTGTTATACGATAAAAATTCTGGGGGAGTATGTTTGTTTAAGAAGTTACCATAAACAACTCTATTGCCGGTAACAGATTGAGTTTTGGCTCTTATAGGAACTCTGTCAAAAACTCTAACTACCTGTGCTTCTGTAACAGGTTTAAATGGCTCATTAGAATTGTAGTTATAAGTAAGTATAGCTGTTGAATTAGAGGTAATTCTAGTATCAGTTTTTTGTATTGTTTCTAATACTCTTATAGCTAAAGTGTCTGACTCTTTATAAAGTATATCTATTTCTTCTACTTTTAATTTATCATATAATGTATTTACAGCAAAAGGCATTTGTATGTTTAAATCAACTACATTCACACTATTTTCAAAAAAATCTACAACAGTACTTCTAGCTATATTTTCATAACCTCTTTCTACGTTTTGTTGAGATGTATTAGCAGTAGAGCCATCATATAACTGATTAATATCTACAATATGTCCATTTTGTTTAGGTACAAAAGCAGGACTTGTAAAGGGTGCTATTAAAGAATATTCACCATCCTCAAATTTAAATCTATAACTAAACCTTACGAATTTATCTCTTAAATATTCTTTGTCTCCTGAAAAGTTAGATAAGTATTGAGAATTAGAATCTGCAAAATAAACTAAAGCATTATAATTTCCTTGGCTTGGTGGAAATTTTTGAAAAGCTTCTTCCATCTCGTTAAGTCCTCCACCTGTTGTTTTAACAGTAGCACTATTATCACCTGCCACGTAGCCAGGTAAATCAATAATTGTTATTACAGATTTTGTTCTACTGTTAAAAATACGCATACTAGGATATATAGTTCCAGATAGATTACTTACAGTAAATTGAATAATACCACTTACTGTTGAAGGTGCAGCGGCTGTTCCAAACACTGTAGCTTCTGTAAATCTGTCTGAAACATTTTTTGAACCTGTTTCTAGTATAGTAATAGTAGTAGCTGCGGGATTTGTTTGATCATAATCTTGATTTAACGTAAAACTTTTAGCACTATTAGAGGTACTCTGTATAACGCAAGGAGTAACTTGAGTATTTGTATTAGGCATTTTTACAAATTGACCTTGTTTTATCTTAGCATAGTCTGCATTGCTTAATGTAAATGGACCAGGCCCAGTTAATGTACCACCAGTAACAGTAACAGTAAACTCGTTAACTAAACTTATAGCGTTATATGGATTATATTTTGCTACAGATATATTATCTTCAGTTGTATAATAAGTAGAACTAGATAAAGCTTTGTCTACATTTATTCTTCTTGGCTGATTTCTATCGTCAGTCCAAAATAATAAATCCTCTATTAAATCTATGTTAAGTATAGGGTGCGTAATAGAAAAATTTAAAAACATACCTGAAACTAAAGTATGAGTTGTATTATTTATAAAGTCTCTCATTACTATTAAACAAGTACTCCCTTTGTGTGTAGGATTACTTAACCTATCACTTGAATTATCAAAATGATCTGTTATGTAAAAAAATCCTCTTTCTTTACTTTGATCAACATATTGGCCTATTACTTGTTTATTATCATATATTGTGCTAGTTGTTAAATTAGCTGTTAATTCATTTCCTAATAAATTTTCAACAGAACCTACATCATCACCTTCAGATCTACTTACATTGATATTTTGCGCGTCTCTGTATTCGCCTTTACCTACTAGCCTTTCGTCTAAGTCTTTGTTCATCTTAGACTTGATAAATATATTTTTCGCTAATGCCATTTAATTAATGTTTAATCCATTTAGACTTACCTCTCATTACTTGAGTAAACTCTTCTAATTTAATATTGCTTAACCTTATCTTAGCGTTTCTTAATTTAGCAGATTTGTCTTTTTTATATCTTTGAACAATATATTCAGGTACTTTAGGTTTAACAGAAGTTACGGCATATAGCATATAAGCATATAAAGCATCTTCTGCTAGTTTAGGTATTTTAGTATCTTCATCACTGTATAAACCATCTGAAATATATTCTAAAACAATTAATCTTTGAGCTAAATTACCACTAAAAGCAAACACATTTCTTCTAGGGTCGTAAGTAAACCATCCATTTTTTTGACTAACTTCTGGTTCTGCGCCATATCTTTGTCCATAAACATTTTTATACCAAGCATTAGAATAAACATCTGCTTCTGTAAAATTTTCACTACCAGCCGAGCCTGCTAAATTATTTTGGTTAGCTGTTCTCCATCTATCATTTATTAAAGCTTGTTGAGACTCTAGATTATTTCCATATTGGTCTTGAGTTGGTATACCTTGATCATCTTGTATTATTGGAGCTGTAGGATTACTTGTTAATCTAGTATTATATATAATATGTTTAACACCTGCTTGATCTACCCATGAAAGCTGCACGTAGTTAACCATATCTTGCGGAGCTACTATAGACAAATTATTAGGTATAGTTAGTTCTTGAGCCTTTATACTTTTTAGTGTGTCGTAACTAAATTCTTGTATACCTCTTTTAGCGTGATATATTAAATCAGCTCTTTTAACTCTTGGTATTACTTTATCTGTTCCTACATAATTAATCATAAAGTTATTAACCACTTCATTTAATGGCGTATATTGATACCCTCCGTAGTTGCTCCATCTACTTTCATCTATAAGAGACACTTTAATTACAGAAGTATTTGGAATAACTACATTAGTAGTTATATTTAATATTTGAACAGCTACACCATTGGTTATAGTAGTGCTTAATGAAGTAGAAAAAATATAAGGTGCTTGACCAAACTGCTTTACATTATCAATAAAAACGTCAAAATTATCAACAGAAGTTTGAGTTGCTCCATCATTAAAAATTAACGGCGGTAAAGTTTGTGGCCAAGTTACAGCGTTAGTAGTTGTACCGTCGCCTGATTGAGATACTTCACCTGAGTAATACTCTGAGTTAGTTTGTTGTTTTTGATTTCCTGATGTGTACATATCTTATCTTTTTTCGTTTGCTTCATCTTCAGCTAATTCTTTATAAGCTGCGTTGACTACACCAGGATCTTTTACGATTACACCAGAGTATTTTAATATCTCCATAGTAACAATGTTTCTTTGAGAATCATCTATTTCATAGTCGATACTTCCTTGAGTAGTGTTAGTTTTAGTCATTAAATCTTTTGCTTCTATAAGTCTTAATGAAAAACCATTGTTCAACGATCCAAATGCGCCAGCAGCAACAGATAACGCATTATTAACAGCATATCCTGAGCTGTTATCTAAAGTAGAAATTTTTATAGTAGTATTAGCGTTAGATAAAGTTATTGTACCTGATCCTGCTACAGTTATATCTAATAAACAACCAGTTCCAGATCCGTTAGTTGACGTAACTACTCCAGTGTAAGTTCCAGCAACTGCCGTAGTTCCAATTGCAAAAGATGGAACAACAGTAAAAGTTTGTCCTATAATCAGTTTAGAAGTAGAAAAAGTTCTAGAGTCATATATATATTGGCCTAAGTCACCTACATAAAATCCCCAACGTGGATCTGTAGGCTTACGCATGTAGCTAAATTTAACGTCATTAACAGATGTAACGGCTGGATTGCCATTAGTTATCTGTGGATATACAGTTAGTTTATTATCTTTAAATGTTGCTATTGGAAAAGTTTCACTCGGCTGAGTTAACGGTGACATATTTAGTTGTCTAAATTCTCTTTGACTAACTAGTTGTATTCTTGGCGATCCTTTAACGCCGTTGTAGAACACAGTTCCTAGTCTATGTAAGTCGGTTGGATATGCGTATACGTTAGAAGGATTAGTATTTTGTGATGCAGACTCAAACATTTCAAATAATTGATATTCATCTCTTATGTGTTCTATTCTACTAGCATACTCTTCGTCTGTTTTAGGCATACGTAAATACTGGTTATAATCTTCAAAAAAAGATTCAAAGACTTCTAGTTGTATTTGACTAGCTAGAAGATTATACTCGTACGGCGTTAAATAACCTCTTTGCTCTTTATTTAAGATACTTAAAACTGTAGTGTAAACAGTATTTACATTAATTCCCATATTTATATATATTAAAAAGGCGGCCGCATAGCCGCCTTAATTATAATCACTTGTTATTTTAGTTTTTTCTGTATTGATTTATAAACTTCAATACCTTCATCTGTTTTTAACCAAGCTGCTATTGCTGAATATGGGTTTTCTTCAAATGGAACTGTCATTAGTTTTCTACTATTACTAGTCCATTTAAATACTCTATTATCATCAGCTAAACTAATAATATTAGCTTCAACTGCTTTGATAGCAAAGTTTCTTAATTCAACATTTTCATCTTCACAAAGGTTTAAAAACAATTTAGGTTGCTGTTTAGCAAATATTAATAAATCTCTTTTTAATTCTTTAGAAGATAAAGTATTTACGCTTGATCCTTTTTCAACTCTTAATATAGCTTCGGCTTTATCAACATCCATTTCATAAGCCATATTAGAAGCTGCAAGTTCTAGTTCTAACCAATCAAAATGATCTTCTGCTTCCACTATAGCATCAAACTCTGTAAATACAATACCGTTGTGTGGATGTTTAGTTAAGAACTCTTGTAAATTTCTTTTTTCTTTAGGAACTTGTAAATGTCCTTTTTCAAAAACAATATGTGCTAAAGTTACGTTTCCTTTTTGCTCATCAACAAATATGCTTTTATGATTGCTAGCATATCTCATTTCTCTTTCATAACCTTTTTCTTTGTCAAACCATACCAAAGGGTATCTAGCAGAGTGTCTACTAGGTAAAGTGTGAGTTAAAGGCATTTTGTTTTTTAATAGATAGTAATTTCTATCTTTATATTCCCAAGTATCTTTTTTTACTTGAGTCTTTTTTTCTTTTGTTTCCATAATATAATATAATATAATAATTAATAAAGACCCCGCCGAAGCGGGATCTTATTTTTTTAGTTTAAGCTAATGCTTCAATATCTGTAGCAGTAACTTTAGAACTTAACTCTGTTAATGGAGCTGGCCCTGAACAGCCTTCCATTACATCAATAGCTTTTACAACAGTAAAAACATCTGCAGCAGTTAAGTTAGAAGCACCTGATATTTGTACTTCTTTATTAGCCATATATCCTATGACTACTTTGTTCGATGTTAATTTAACTGAACCTACACCATCGGCAGATACTATGTCAAATTCACCACTAGCTTTTGCTAATTTTATATGTCCCATAATTTTTATCTTTTAAATGTTAAACAATAATTAAGCTCCTTTAAATAACACGAAGTTATTAGCAGCTTGAGTTACTAAACATCTTTCAGATAAGAAACTTACAGTCATAGCATCTAGAGTGTCGGTGTATGCACCACCAACTGAACCAGTAATCCAAGACTTCATTCTTCGATCTTCAGTTTCAGAAGCTCTATATCTTACGTGTAAGAAAGGACGTCTGATGTTTGATCCTAACATTTGATCATATACTGTAGTAGTACCAGCTGGTATTAATACACCATCGATTTCTTTGTCAAGACCTCTTAATGAAGCATCATTTAAGTATTTCCAATCAGTTTTGTAGAAGTCATAAGAACCTCTTCTAAATCCTGAAAATCCAAAGTTTAATGCCATATCACCATCATTCTCAAATAATCCGAAAGAAGCAGATGCAGTAGAAGCATAAGCTCCATTAACAGCAGCAATCATATCATCAAAGTCAAGAGCAGTAGCTCTAGACAAGAATAACATATTTTCTTCAATAGCACCTTGCTTATCTAAGTTTTTGAGTATTTCATCAAAATCAGATAAAGCACCTGAACCAGGAGCAGCAGCACCAGCAAAACCAGAGTATACATTACCTCTTGCTTCGATAGCAGCGAATAAACCTTCAGAACCTTGAATATTAGTAGTTAATGCAGCGTTAGAAGCTCCACCATACTGATATTGTACAGCATTACCAGCCTCAGTATAACCATCATTATACATGTTTTCTGCTTCAACCATTGCCATCTCTAACATATCTTCAAATCTAAGTCTTGTTTCAGACTCAGCTTTTAAATACCATAGATAACCTGACTGACCGTCTTCAGTAGCAACTTCAACCCAACCAATTTGAGCAGTATCAGAACCATTAATCTCAAAGTTATCTTTAAGAATCATTGGTCTGTTAGCATACTGTTGAAAAGAAGGTTGAACTGTTCCTTGCATACCAATAGAACCTTTACCAAACTCTGATCCGTAAACAAATACGTTACATCCACCTGCAGTTACTGGTAAAGCGTTAGTAGCTGTACCATAAAACTTAACATTTAACACGTTAAGAGTAGCACCAGAAACAGCTTGTACTAAACCTTTTTGTACGTTTAATCCAGTTGCATTGTCAGAGATTAATACTGTTTGTCCTTGTCTGATAGCACCTCTTCTATCAGCGGCAGCAACAGCAGGCTGTGCAACAGCTAAATCAATAGTAAGTGTAATATCAGCATCAGCTAACCCACCTGGAGCAGCAACAGTACAAGACTTATATGCAATATGTAATCTATTTTGTTCAGACCAAATTACTTGATCTGATGTCATCGGCATCTCTGCGCCGACCATTCTTAGGAAACCACCAATTGTTCTGTTTCCATATCTTTCCACCTCAGCTTCGTAAAGCTCTGGTAAATATTGCTGAGCAAAATTACCTGTACTTCCATCAAACGTTAAGTAGTTTGTGTGAAGAGCTTGTCGAGTTTGAGCTGGAACTAAACTTGCGGGAAAAGACCCACTTGTAGCAAAAGCCATAATTTTTGTTTTTAGTTGTTATTTTTTTGTTTTAAATTTCAACTTAGAACTATCTACACCGCTAATCGCTTTTACTCGCAACCCATTTATAAACATGTCACCATTTGCTTGAGGTCTTACATCTTCACCAATATTTTTTGATTTAGAAGCAACATTTCTTATAGCATCTGCTTTACCTTGTTCATAAAAATGAGCTGCAATTCTATCAGGATTTTGCGCTGTATATAAAGCTTTGTGATAACCTTTGGCATCACCAATCGCACCTTCTTTGTTCAAGAACTTCTGAAACAAACTATTTAAATTTGATTGTTTTTTAGCAATATCACTAGGGTTATTTACATTATATCTAAATGTTTTTTCTCCAACTGAATATTCAAAACCTTTAAAGTCTTCGTTGAATAACTTATTAGAATTATTAATAAATATCTCTCTGTTCTTTGCTCCTTTTTCTTGTTCTTTGTTGTATCTATTGAAAAAGTCCATAGCTTTTTGTTGTTCCGGAGTTGTACCACTAGACCTCAACTTGATTTCTTTGTAGTATTTGCTCTTTGTTTCTTCCAAAAAACCTTTGGCTTTAGCAATTTCTTCTTTATAAGCAAGTTTCTTTTTCTTTATTTCTCGCTCATCGTCCACATCTTCTTCAACTTTAAAATTATCTTCCATTATGAAGCTAATCTCTTCTTGATTTAAATGTGGTTTAGTTCTTTTATAATATTCATTTAGTATAGCATCTTCGTTATACTGTGAATAATCTCTATTTAATCTAGCATAGTCTTCAACAGTACCACCTGTTTCTTCCATAAAGCTTACCAATGCTTCTATATTTTCTGGAAGTTTTTTAGTTGGTGTTTCTTCCTTATGCTCTTGTGAAGTTTCCTGTACTACTTCTTCTTTTTTCTCAACAGTGATTTCTTCTATAGGACTTACTTCTTCTTTTTCTTCTTCGGCAACCGGCTCAATACTTGGTTCGGGTGCTCTTTCCTCCACTTTTTCCACATTTGTGGTTTGTTTATCCTCATCCAAACTTCCTGCGCTTTGCTCTGGAATGGCATCTTCTTCTTGTTTTTCTTCTGGTTTTTTATTCATATCAAGCTTATACACTTGATCATTATCCCTTTTTAATGAAGGCTTTTTTATTTTCAAAGGCAAAGCCTCTTGCTCTTGTTTTGTTGTTGACATAATATAATATAATAGTTAAAAAATACTTATTGCATATTAAATGCACTTAAGTTTAATCCATCAGGATTTTCTGTTTCAGTGAAATTAGTTGGAGGTGTATCGTTTTTTCTCTGACTAATCATTTCACTTTGCTGAGTTCCTGATATTCTTGTTCTTTGATCTTTACGATCTTCAATTTGTTTTTCTTTATCTCTTCTGAAACCTACATCTAACTGAGCTAACTGCATATCATATGTAAACTTAAGTTCCATTTCTTCTTTTCTCATTTGAGACTCTCGTTCAATTTTATTTATATTAAACTGAGATTTAGCTTGTTCTATCTGTACTTGCGTTTCTGCTAGCGCTTGTTGTTTTTGCATTTCAGCTAATGCAGCTTTTTCTGCTGTTTGAGCATTTGCTTGAGCCTGTGCTTGGATATTAGCTTGTGCAGCTTGCTGATCTGCCTGTGCTTTTTTCTTTCTTCTATACTTCAACATTTGATTAGCTAAAGCTAGATTTTTTACATTTCTTATATCTATAGCATCTTCTAATGTTATAGAGTTAGTTTTTAAAGCAATTTGAATATTTTGTTCAAGCTGTTGTTTTTCTTCTTCGTCTGGTTCTAATTGTAAAAATATACCAAAGTCATGTATATTTATTTTAGATAATTGATCTAAAGTACCTACATTATATTCTGATATACTATTTTCTAAAGCTTGTCTAGTTAATGGATATTGTAAAGCATCAGCAACTCTTAGCGATATGTTTTCACAAGTTCTTACTGTTAAAAATAATTGAGCTTGTAGTATGTGTCTAGTAGCTGTATTACTATTAGCAGCTGCTAATTTTTGCAAACCTACTAAAGAATTTTTATCTGGTGTACTACCATCCCTTGCTTCATTAAGCCCGGTTACATCTCTTATCATTTGTAAGTAATATTGATAAGTCTGTATTAAGGTTGATATTTTTGCACTGCCGCTTCCAGTCTGTAACTCTTGTATTGGCACTTTACCTCTATTAGGATCACCTTCTTGAGTTAACGATCTACCTACAATACTACCAGTTTGGAAATACATATTTAAAGCTTCGGCTGGGTTGTACTTTGTACCATTACCTAAATCTACCTCGGCTAATCCATCCATGTCTAAAAACACACCATCAGGAACTGTTCTAGATAGTACTTGTTGTATTTTAAGATGTGTAAGCTGAATCATGTCAGCAAAGCCTGTTATTCTTTTTACTAATGAATTAATTCTACCTTTATATAATCTTGGCGCACATATATTATAATTCATATTAACTTTAACTGTGTCACCAGTAGGTCTAGTCATATTTCTAGCTAGCTTCCACTCTAGCATCATAGGATGCCCTAGTATTTTTGCTCCGCTATATAGCACTTCTATTGATCTAGTTATTACTTCAAAGTTTTCAGTTTCAGGTGGACTAAAAGTGTCAGGTTTTTCTAATACTTTTTCTAATCCAAAAGCGTTTTTCTTTATTTTAAAGACTTGGTCTTGGTAAGTTTTATATTCAAAGTACACTACTTGTACAGTTAGATCGTCATATCTACCGTTCCAGTTTCTTAAATACTCTGGATTACCTGGGTATTTTTGTATTGTTTCTAATTCTTCGTCAGTTAATTGTGGAAACTGTTTTTTAATATCTGGTATAGAAACAGATTTAACTTCTCCTACATAATATAAGTTTTCAAAATTAGGATCATCAGTGTAAGAATATACCATAGCTGCAGGATCTACATAATCTACAGTAACGCCTTCAGCTTGATTAAATGTAGTTTTAACAGCAGCTATACCTAAAACAGTTAAGTCGTAAGCTAATCTTCTTCTAGTCAACTCGTATTTATTGTTTTCTAAAATATAATTAATAGCTTCTTCTTCTGCAACTTCAACAGACTGTTTAAAATCCATTTGTAAATGTATAGCTAATTCTTCTTTATCTTGAGGTGCAGCATCAGGATTTTCAGAATTAAAAGCATTAACACCTAATATTTGTTGAGCGCTGTTTAAATAATCTTTAGCTACAATGTCAGTCATTAATCCTGTAGCATAATCTGTTCTTTGCCTTGAACAAACAGGGTCTTGAGCAAAAGCATTTATTTCATAAGTTCTACCAGATATACCATTAACAACAATATCTACAAATTTTGCAATAACAGGAACAGGTTTCCAGTCTAAGTTTAAATATGATAAATCACCATTAATAGCTAGTTCATCTTTATACTTTTGAACAGGCTGTTCACCTCTAGCGTATAATCTTAAATTATGAAACTCATTAAAATTAACAGCATAACCAGGAGCATTTACTCCACCTCTATAATTTTTAAACCATTCACTTTCTATAGCTCTACCTACGGCAAGCCCATACTCTAAAGTAGCTTTTTCTTCAGCTGGTACAACCTGATCTGGAAAAGAACTATTACTTGTGTAAGAAATTTGCATTTATTTATTTTATTATTTTAGAAATATTGCCATCGTTGTTATATCTTTTAAAACCTAAATTAAAAGATTTAATAATATTTTTAGGTGCAGGTCTATATTTGTTTTTATTACAAGCCATTATAGCTAAACCAGAACTTATAGTAGCATCATACTTTGTTCTATTGTTTATGTTAAATTTAGCCCAGTCTTCTAAAGTTCTTTGAAAATACATTGAACCGTAACCTTCTTTTATTCTACCTACATTATCATTTATGTAAGTTTCTATAGCAGCAGCATGTGCTTGCTTAATATCTTCACTTGAATTAGGTATACCACCTATTTCTCTTTCTGTAACCGACAATTTATTTGCAAGTTTATCTGGCCTATTAATACTAAAGCCTCTATATCCTCTTCTTTTTAAATAGTACAATAGACGAGGTTTATTATTCTCTGCAAGTATAGGCATTGCATAAAAATTAAGCGCCATTAAAACATCTTCAAAAAATATCTCAGCTGTTTGAGGTCTTGCTATATATTCTAAAAAGAACTGATTAAATGGAGCGTCTTCCATTGAAAACTTAGTTAATCCATGTAATGCTCCTTTAGAACCTTTACCATCCACAGTACCGCTAATGTCGTAACTGTCACAGCCAAAAGCTCCAATGTGCTCGTTACCAGGATATTTTGTTCCATTTTTAATTATTACTTTGTTTTGTAAATTATTAGGTGGCACCCAGCTAACAAAGAATCTACCATTTTGATTAGGAATAAAACTTACTGTAGTATCTTTTATCCCATTATTCCAAGAAAAATTACCTTGAGTTATATTAGCTTTATTGTTTAATTCCTCGTTATAATCTATTTGTTGATATATTTTTGTTATATTGAAAAGAGCTTGTTTGCTTTCATCTCTAAAAGCGTGAGCCTCTGATCTTGGAAACTGCCTATAGTATTCGTTTAAACTGTCTTGATCGTGCTTTAATCCTTCAACTTCGTTTTTCCAGTGCTCAATAACTCCTGTTGTAATTTCGTAACCGTCAACTCCTTTAGCTCTATTTTCCCTAGTAACGAAGACAGGTGATCCATAAGTATCGATGAATCCTTCGTAGTTCCACTCCATAGGTATGAACAAGCTATAGAGTCCAGAAGTTGTTTGTCCGTTTTTATTTCTTTTTTTAACGTCTGAATTGTAGTATAAGTGTTTAAAATTGTCTCCACCTTTGTCTAAAGCATTTGAAGTTGAGCCCATCATACATTTACCTACAATCCTAGATCCTAGACGCAGCGTAGTTTTTGTAACTCTCCAGTTGTTTAATATATTATCAGGTCTTTCCCATTTGCCACTTTCATCATGAGCTAATAGTTTTAGTTTTTCACCATCGTAAGAGTTATCACCTGTATTTTTCCAGTCAATAGTTGTATCAAGTCCTTCTAATTCTGTGAGTTGTTCATTAGACTCAAGCTTTCTTCTAGTAAGTTTCGATGCTGGAACACGATATGCCAATTCAGTTTTCGGCCTGTCCATACCATCTTGAATGGGTTTAAAAAAGAACGGGTAGTTAACTGATATGGGTACAACTTTATCTGTAAACATTTTTTTGGCATCTGCTCCAGACTTGGAAAGTATACCGAATCTTGAGTCTGAAGATATTGTAGCTTGGTTAACAAGTTCCGCGCTTGACATAAAAGAGAATCCAGATCGTCTGTTTTTAAGGTAACACATTCCGTAACACCTTTTATCTGCTTTACACGCTTCCCAAAATATAAAGAAGAGTCTGTTTGACTCTCTATAATCTGGTGATCCAACATCAATCTTTGACCATTGCAGGTACATGTAATGAGTGCCAGTAATGTAAGTAGGAGTACCATTGTTATAAAAGTAAAATCCTTGCTCTCGTCTAGTAAATTCATTGTCAATATAATCGTACCATTTTTCTTTAAAAGTTACAGAGTGTTCTTCCCAGTCAAATCTAGTTTTTATTCTTTGTAGTTCTTTTGGATATTCAAACTTTTCCCAACGTTGTTGCGCTTTGTTTTCGCTTCGTTTAAACGATTTATCTGTTGTTGGTAAAGCGATGCGGAGATTTTGTATTTCAATGACTTGTCCAATTTTTCCAGTTTTACTTATTACTATAAAATCATAATCAGAGTTATAGCCATACTCCCATTTTTTAAACCTATTGTTTTTAGCTAATATTTTAGGATTTACAATGTCTTTAACTTCTTTCCAAAGGGTTTGTTCGTGAATCATTTACTTCTCCCTTCTGCAAAACCTTTAAATGGCTTAATTTCTTTTTTATTCTCTAAACCTTTTAAAATATTTTCTTCTTCTTCTATTCGTTGTAATATTTCAAATGCATCCATAATGCACAGCTTTTTAGTAGCTGCGGCATTCTTTAACCTGTCAGCAGCTAAATCATCTGCTTCATTAGTTATAATTTGCTCTTCTGCTACTTTAACTAACTCGTCTACAGCCTTACGCCCAGCTCGGATTATATTCTTTCTCGTCTCCTTTGTATTCATGGATTAAAGCTATATCATTTGATTTCATACAATAAAGTCGTTCACTTTCTATAATAAACTCAAACTCTGAGTTAGGTGTGAACGTAATAAGTGTTCCAGGTTTTATTTTAAGAGCTTCTAAGGAACTATTGCTATACTTAACTATACCAACATTAGGTTGCTCTTTATTAATGCTAAATTTTTCTTTATTTAAAATAGGCTTAACAAAACAGTAATTTAAATGGCTATTGCCATTGTACATATATATTTGAAAAGGAGAACAAAAATAAAGATCATCTTTAAAATATGTTCCACTATTTCTTTCAACACCCTTCATATCATAATATCTTCTAAATATATTATGATGCACATATACTATATCACCTGTTTTTACTTTAGTTTTAAAAGCTGCAGGCGTAGAAACGACAATAGCTTTTTTACTAACAAACTTATGATCTTCAATACTAGTGTTAACAATGAGGGTTTTATCATCGATCTTCTTTGTATTATCATATCTTTCGTCAAAAGGCTTTATTATAAATTGATATAAACTTTTCACTAGTATTTTAAATCGTATTCAACTGATATAGCCATATTACGATTAAACTTTTTCCAAGGTAATATTTCATTATTTTTTTCAATGAATATATTATAAGACTGATCATTGTCTTCAAAAAGAATATCGCTAATAGTATGTCCACCGTATACTTCTTGACCAGTAGAATAATGCATAGCATCATTTTTATAGTCAGAACCTATACTAATCTTCCTTATTACTTTCACCGTATTCTCCTGTTTTAAGATCAATATCTATGTTGCCATACTTTTTTTGCAACTCTTCTTTAAAAACTTTTACATTGCTTCTCTCTTGAGCAGCTTTAACTAATAAATCATATTCAATTAGCTTTATATTGCCTATTTGTATCATTACATCATTAAAGTTTTTAGCAACTTCATTAGCTTTAGTTAATTCAACTTTATTTAATTTATTTTTTTTCATTTAATTTAATTTAATTTTTAATATACGCCCATGAAGAATCTAAAAATACTATTACTTCTTCTGGGTTAAATTTTTCATCAACTGCTTTTTTGACTTCTGACCAACTATAGTCATGGCCAGCAATTATGCCTTTATATTTTAATTTTGGCAGGGATAATTCAATATCTTTTTTTACATCTTCGTACTTGTGACTAGCATCTATGTATATAAATTCAAACTCAGCGTTTGGAAACTTAGGAACTTCATCATAGCTATAACCTTGGTGATGATATATATTATCAAAGTATCTTATATTTTTATTATACTCTGATTTAACTTTCGACCACGTATGCCCAAACTCTTTATTAAATTCTTCAGTACCTTTAAATGGATCAACACTATGTATTTCACTAAATATACCACTAGCAGCTATCATTTGAGTTGACTCACCCATATAACTACCTATTTCTAAAGCTTTACCATAATCAGGTAAGTTCTCGCAAACATAATTTAATAAAAATGCAAAGCCAAAAAAGTGATTATTTTTAGCTCTTCCACTCATTCTCCAAGGAAGATGAGTGTTAAACCTTTGAGTTATCATTAATAATACGCTAATATTTCAGTAGCAGTAGTACCATCAGTTCCGTCTTTGCCATATATTTTTTTAACAAGTACAGGCATAAAAGTACCAGCAGGTACACTTGCAAATTTAACAGGTGTAGTATCTCCTTCTAATAATACTTTAACATTACCTGTTCCGCCTATATATAAGCAAGCTCCTCTTTGTAGCACAGCTACTTCATTGTTTACTGGAGCTGGCAAAACGTCTTGAGCTGCGTCGTCTTTACCAGTTCCACTTGCTATAGTTATAACATTAGCAGAATGAGCAAATCTTCTTGGCTCAGCAGCCATGTTACCTTCTAGTCCAGCAATATCTATTTCTATTGATCCAGCCATTTTTAATTATTTATTTTTGTTATTTTTTCAGCACCACGACTTCCGAAGTATGCTACATAAACTGTTACCAGTAATGTTTTTAATAAGCTTATCCAAGCATCATCCACATCAAATTGTAAATGAAAAGAATCTACAGCCATCATAAATACGGCTGATGCTGTTAAAAATATAAGAGCTAAAGGTCTAGTATTTTTACTTAACCAAGAATCTGATTTCATATCAGCTCTCCATCTACTAGATACTTCTTTTAACTCTTGTAGATCTTGCTCTATTAACTTCATAGCCTGCTCTTTATCTACCGGCTTAATCTTATTATCACTTGTTATAAGATTTTTTACTACACCAAGAGTTCCTTGGTTAGGCAGTATGTCTCCTATAGCATCTAGTACTTTAGGAGCTTTACTAGCTAAAAAAGCCCCTACTTTAGTTTCTCTAAATGATTTTTTTTCAGCCATTACTTATTTTTGCCTATTAAGTTTTTAATCATCATAGATCCTTTAATTATAGCAGAAGGATCTAACATGTTAGATACAGTCTTTTGATTAAGTTGATCTGTTACTACATTTGCAATTCTATCAGCATCTCCAGTGCTACCTATTACAACGCTATCATCTGTTTCATCTTTAGTAGCGTCTCTTTTTTGCTGTTCAGTTTTCACTTTCTTATTTTCTACTTTCTTATAAACAGTTCTTGTTTTCTTAATTTTACCTCTCGTTCCATCTTCTTTATAACCTGTTACATAATAAACTTCTTCTACAGGTTGCATACCTCCTTGTATTTGATCACCTTTATCAACTTCTTGTGTAGTAAGCTTAGTTCCGATATTTGTAGCTTTAACACTAGCCTTTTGGTTAGGATCAGGCTTTGGTTTTAGTTCTTCATCTGGATCTTTATCAGGAATAAAAGTAATTTTTTGATCTTTTGCTTTTTTCTCAGCTAGCAGTTTTGCGTGTAACTCTGGATTATCTTTTATCCATTGCTTTTGTTTTGCTCTTTCAGCAGGATCTTTACTAAAGCCTGTAGATTCACCTTCTCCTTCAAAATTTTCTACTTTCTCTGTACCACCTTCAACTTTTCTAGTTTCTGTTGAAACAAGTTTCATATTTTCTTTAGCAATTTGAGTAGCTTCATCATCAACTTGTTGTTGAGTTTTTGGTTCACCTTTTTTTACTTTATCACCCGGGCCTTCCATTAAATAAGCTGGAGTAACAAGTCCTTTACGGACCATAGTATTGTCTGACCCGTAAAGTTCTTTTGATTTTCCTTGTAATTTTAATTTAAAAGCCATAGTAATTATTTTGTTCTTTTAAAGTGTTTAGATATTATGCTTCCTAGTTTTTTAATTTGCTTTGCAGGTGCAGAAGAATTAATAGCAGCATAAGCACCACCATCTTGATTTGTTTTCATTTTAGGCATACCACCGTGATGTTTTTCAGCCATAGTACCATAACGCATAGAATTAGTTTTATAGTTCATAGCGTTAGTTTTCATACTAGCATTAGTAATCATAGAACTAATGTCATGATCTAAAGCTTTTTTACCTTTAGGACTAGCGTTCATTTTATCTTTTTCATCAGCAGCAACTCTAATAGCTGTAGCTTTTGCAGAGTTGTTATACTTAATGTTTTGCTTAAAATAAGCAGCAGGCGTTTCACCTCCACCGTATCTGTTAGTTGCTGTTTCGTCTTTTGATTCTTTTTTCATTTGTCTTATAGATTTTCCGCTTTGATCTGCTTCATTCTTTTTATAAGCTCTTGATTTGAGTAGTTTAGAGTAGCTTGATCCTGGGTTAGTATCTAAAGCTATATCAGATGCTACTGCTGCGTTTTCTGCATAATTTTTAACTTTTCCATCAGCAGTACGTTCTTTAACAAGTTTTTTAGCTTTTCTTAATTTTTTCCTTTCATTTGGTTTATCAGACGCCATAGCCTTGTTTTCAGGTTTTTTACCTTCTAGCTTATCTATCTTATTGTTAATTCTATCAGTTTTATTTGAAGCTCTTTTAGTTTTTCTAGCTTCTTGACCAGCAACTCTTTTGACTTTTCTTTTAACTTTACCCTTCATGTCAGAGTCTTTAATAGCTTTTTTAGCGCCTTTAGCATCTCCAGCTTTAATAGCGTCTTCAGCTTTCTGCATAGTAGTTTTAGGCTTAGGAGCTGATGGCTTAATAGGTGCTATTGGTTTAGCTTTTATTGGATCCATTTTAACTTTGCTATCAGATTTAGTTTTAGCAAGTTCTGCTTTGCTTACTCCTTTTTCTTTAGCAGTTTTTGTTGGCTCTGTAGTTCCGTATTTTTTAGTGTTATAAGCTTTAGCAGCTTTCTCAAAGTCTGCAAAAGTTTTATATTTACTTTTGTCGGCATCCTTATAAGCTTCTTTATAAGTTTTTGTTGCCATAGTTTCAACCCTTTTAGTTATGGCTTCAAACTCTTTTTTATATGTCATTGTTCCAGGCATGATTTTTATTTTTCTTTTTTATATGCTTCTTTTTCCCAAGGAAAATCTGGGTGACCATCGATCATCCATTTTCCATTGAATTTTATTTTTCCATTTTTTCTAGGGTAAACTTCCCCGTTCCAAGTAACAGTATCTGCAGTATAATTTAAACCTCGTTTACCATTAGTTTTTTCAAATTTTTCAAACTGATCAACATGTACATCTTCGTGAGTTCTCACTTTGTCATACTCTTTACTACCAACTTGAATATCTAAGTCTATTGTTATAGCTCCATTTTTATGAGCCCTACCCATAATATTAGGCGGTTCGTCTTTGTGATACACAGGCGTGTTATCTACAACATAGGGTGATCTCATTTTAAAAGCCATTAATCGTATTTTACTCTATTGTTTTTATTATTGTAAGGAAAGTTTTTATTAAACCAATCCTTTCTATCATCACAACCACAACCACCTGGTATCATATCAGCTATACGCTTTATACCTGTAGCAGTTGTAAATCTTTCTATAGTATCGCCAAGTCCTTTATCTTTCATTACCATTTAACTTTATCTGCCCAATAAGCAGCTGACATTTTACCTTTAGCTATATTTTTAGCGTGTCTTGCTTTAAAAGATTTTCTTCTTGCTTTAGACTTAGAATCTGTTTTTTTCCCAGCAGTAGAAACACCTTGTTGACCAAATCTTATAATTTTTTCTTTACCTCCGCTGCAAGCTTTTACTATATGAGACTTAGTCTTGTGACCACTAGTTCTTTTAGGTTTATTACACTTTAAAGTTTTTTTATCTACAGCCATTACTTCTTTTTCTTTTTAGATGAGGCGCCACAGGGTTCGCCTGTAGCGACATTAATCCAGTTTTCTTTTTGAAACCAATCTCTCAGCGTAGCACCTTTTTTACGAGCTCCTTTAACATTAGACTTACTTGACCTTTTATATTCTCCTGATGATGCGGCTTTACGCTTGGCTCTAACAACAGCATCTCTTTCAGCTTTGCTCATTGATCTTACCTTACTAGCAGGTAGACAGACTTTCTTGGTGCCACCACCTTTAATCTTTCTTGTCATTGCCTAATTTCTTCATTGCTGCGTTTCTAGCACATTTCATTTTTTTAGCATAACTAGGATTTTTTTTCCTATTAAAAACTATTTGTTGATTTAAGCTGCCAACAATAGCTTTTTTATTACCTTTTCTAGATTTAATTAACCAACTGGCTAAATCACCACAAGACAGTTCTTTAAACTTACCTTTAGCATCTGCATATTCGCTGTCTTTCCATTCAGGTTTTTTCTTTGCCATTGTTATTTTTTCTTTGATCTTCCCATCTTGCTAGGCCCTCCAGCTCTAGTGCATCTTACACCCCAGCCACTGGCATAAGCGCTAGGCCATACTTTAAATTTCTTTTTAGCAGCGGCTTTACAAGGACCAGATATTTTAGTTCTTTTAATTTTAGTAGCCATGCTACCACCTTCCATATCTTCTATATGCTCTTCGACAATATCTGCTTGTTTACCATGAGCTACTACAGCTCCTTTAAGTTGTTGTACTACTTCTTTTAGCTTCTTATGTTTAACTTTTTTTTCTTTATTCTTCCTGGTCATGACTTATAATTTTCTTCCTTTTTTATCGACCTTAACTTCTTTAACTATAACTCTAGTACTAGGTTTTTTATTTTGTAATTCTTCTAGCTGCCTGTTAAGCTCTTCTAATTTACCATCAGCTTCTGTACCGTCTTTAATCATACTAGCAGTTATACTAATTTCTTGTTTTAATATATCTTGAGTTTGTTCAAGCATATCTACTTGATCTTTTAACTGTATTATCATCTTCTCGTTCCACGTTTCTTTTAGCTCGTACTCTAGGCGAGTAACTTCTATAGGCGGTAGTTTTCTAGCTTCTTCAATATCTGCTTGCAATGTGTAATACATACCTACGAAAGAGGCTGTAACCATTATTATTGCTACTACAGTTTTTAAGTCAAGTTGTATATTAGTGTTCTCAGAGATTTTTGTACTCATTAGTTGCGTCAAATGATGGGCATGCTTTATTAGCAAACTCATTGTGTGAATAAATAGTAGCGTCTGGGTACATTGCTCTTAATGTTTTAAGCACATGTAGCAAACCTTCTTTTTGTTCTAGTGTTCTAGTATCTTTCGGGGTCTTACCGTCTTCCTCAACGCCACCACAATAACATAAACCGATAGAATTACGATTATGCCCTGAACAATGAGCCCCGATTTTAGCTATATCTCTACCTTTTTGTATATTTCCATTTATGTCAATGTAAAAATGATAGCCTATGTCTGACCAGCCACGACCTTCAACGTGCCACTTTCTTATTGTGTCTACACTTATATCTTGGCCTTCTCTTGTAGCTGAACAGTGAATAATTATTTCTTTAATATTTCTCATCTAATTTTTCTTGGTCCTCTAGATCCTGTATACATAGGTTTTTCTCTACCTAGGTTTTTAAGAGCAGCTGCTCTTTTTTCAGCTAACAATGCATTTGCTGCCACTTTAAAATCTGGATTAATAGTCTTTTCCATATATTCATATCCACTATCGCTGATTTTTAAATCCTCATCATACTTTTCATAGCCTCCTTCACCATCACGTCCAAATTCTATATCAGATTCGTCAGATTCTGTTAGTTCAGGATTTTCATCTTCATATATAAGATTTTGTCTTTGGAATTCACCACTCACTGGATATTTCCCAATGTAATAACCTTCACTATCTCGCTCTGGATCTTCTACACCAGAAACGCTAACTCCTTGTAAATTATTGTCTAGTGCTGCGGCTACTTGTTGTCTAGTTTCTTCTTCTTTTCTAGCTTTTCTTTTACCAAAAATTCTAGCAACTATGGTATCATTTTTTTTAGCAGTAGGATTTAATCTAGTCGTTTCTCCTGTAAGCTTTAAAGTCTCAGAAGCTTTATCTATATCTTGCTTTTGTTTTGCTTTTAAATCTTGCTTAGCTGCTCTTTTGTATTTACCATCAGCTCCAGATTTTCTAATAGCTTTTTTATCACCTGTTTCTATAGCTCCTTCTAATGTTGTTCTTTGCTCATCAGTTAATGACTTGTCTTTCTTTTTAACATCTTTAACTTGATCAGGTTCATATGCGCTGATATTAGAACTAATTTCTGGAACTATATATCCACCACTTTTAGCATTATCAGCTTGCATTTGTTCTATAGATCTTAAGTTAGCTACAGTTTCTTCTGCTGGATTTTTTAATTTATTAACCATGCGCACCATAGTGTCAACATCTCTTCGTTTGCTATATTTTTTCATTGTATTAATTTATTTTTCTAAAACCAAAAAGGGGGAGATTGTAATAAACATCAACATCTGGTTTTGTTATTTTATCTGTCGTAACCATACTCCAGCTATCTTGTAGATATTTCTTTTTAAATTTAATGTTTGGATTTTTTATACCGTAAATAGCTCCACCTGGCCCATAATATCTGCTTTGTTTGGCTACATCTATTTTTGGACTAGCGTAAGTTGCATCGTTTTTACTAAAATCTTTGCCTAGATTAAAACCTCCACCACCATCATTACCTCCAACTGGGTTACTTACTCCACCCTGCTTTGATCTAACAATACCAGTCTTTTTAAAATCTTCAAAGCCAGCCTCATTAACACCTCTTTTGAGTGTGCCGTCGTTTTTTAAAGCTCTTGGACCTATACCATCTAATATTTGGTTAGGATTAATATTTTTTACACGTTTTTTTACAGCTTTTATCACAGGTTTAGCTGCCTTACCAACTCCATAAGGCACAAGATTTAACGCAAGTTCCGTGGCAGCTTTTTTTCCTAAACTTTTATAATCTCCTTTTTGATAATCACTATATGCATCTTTTGCAGAGTTATATAAACCTAGCTCTGCTTGGCCTGGTACAAAGTTAGTAGCAAGACCTAAAATAGCATCTATATATTTATTGCCTGTTTTTGGTGGTTTAGGAATAAAAGTATCGTGATGCATTATTTTTTATTTTTTAACAAATACCACTTATGAGCGGTATAGCCTAATGTTGTTAGCAACAATAGTATAGACAATACAGGTTCTAGCCATCCTAGACTAACAACCGTAGCTGATGTTATGTTTAAACAATACAGCTTTAAATCGTCTAATGTATTCATTTATTAGCGTTTAAAACTGCGTTTCCTTTGTACTCACAATTATCAATTTTTAAACTTGTTTTAATTGTTTCGTTTCTAGAAACCATTTTTCTTTCGCCTAATGGTTTTTGTTTTGGGCTTATATTTTTTCCTGACATTTTTTATATTTTAAAATGAAGCATAAAGTGTGTTTCCTAAGTCTACTTTTTCACCATCTTTATTTACGTAAGAAGCAGTTACTCTACCTGATCCTGTACTTTGATTATCTATTTTTTGTTGTTCTAGCTCTTCTGCTGTAGCTTTTCTTTCTTCTCCTGTAGCGGTGTTATACGCATAACCACTACCACCTCTGTTATAATCAACATTTAATTCTGGCAATACAGTTCCTGTAGGAACAAATGGCTTTTCACCTTCAGTTCTTGCAATTGGATTTTCCATTCTTCCAACTGGATTAAGTACTTGTTGATTTCCTGGTATATTACCACTTCCTGGTAATGTTCCTGGTATATTTGGATTTTGTAAACCTTGATCTGGTACACCTTTCATTCCTTGTGCATTAAAAATAGCATTATTCTGAAAAGGCATGTTCATGTCGTTTTGATTCATCATATTCATGTTCATCATTCGAGTTGGTGTTCCTGCTCTATTAGCAGCTGTTTGAGAATCTAAAACTGCTTTTTTAAATCCATCATTCATTTCTGTTTCAGGATCTTTAGCTTCTTTTACTAACGCTTCAGTAAAGTTAGCCATGCTACTATTAGGATTTACTCCTCTGTTTTTTCTACTACCACCTAGAACTATATCTATAGAATGGCCTCTTGTTTTTCCTGGTACTCCCATTATTTTTATTTATCTTTGTTTGCATATCTTATAGCAGCGGCCGTAACCTTATAACTATACTTATTATTTTTATCTAATACTTTAGTAGGCATATTCTCTTCACCTAGCATAATACGATACATTCTACTTATTAACTGTTTGCACTTATACGAAACTTTATATATATGATATTTTTGGGTTGTGCGATTTCTTTCTCTCCACACTATAATCCACCCTTGTTTCAATAATTTGTTCCAGCGCCTGTTGTCCCAGCTATAAGAGTACGTACCTTTTTTAAAATCATCTTTTGTAAAGAATTCAATAGCATCAAGATATATTAATAACTCAAGGTCCGCATCTTTAAGATTACATGTTTTACACGCCCATTTACGTATTATTCTGTAATGTTTTAAAAGTTTAAGATCTTTTAAGTCCGAAGAAGTTAACTTTCTCATAGTATAACTACAACGTCTAATTCTTTGATAACTTTATATTGTTCTTTATTTATTTCAATATTAAATCCAGATGCTTTATCATAATAAATTTCATCACCTATTTTTAATACATCTACATCAGAGCCTGGTTTAATAACCTTAGCTCTTCTGTATCTAACGTCTTCTCTTTGCTTTTCAGCTAAGATTAAACCACCTTTAGTTTTAACGTCAACTTCTTTTATCTGCTCTATAACTATATATTTACCTACTGCTTTCATGCTCTTATATTATTAATTACACAATCAGTTGATAATATAGTTGTTGCTACTGAAGCCGCATTAATTAAAGCACTTTTAGTAACCAGTAAAGGATCAATAATTCCGGCTTTTACCATATCTACCGTTTTTCCTGTAACCACGTCTAGTCCTCTACCTTGTTCATCTGGATCAACATATTCTTTTACGCCTGCATTTTTTAATATAAGTTCATAAGGTTTACGTATTGCTTGATATAATACTTCTTCACCTATTGAATCTGGTTTTAAATGCGTGCTAGCGTTTAGTAAAGCAATCCCACCACCAGGCACTATGCCTTGTTTAATAGCGGCTTTTGTAGCACAAATAGCATCTTCTACTCTATCTCTTTTTTCTTTTAATTCAACTTCAGAGTTAGCACCTACTTTTACTGTAGCTACTTTAGCATTTAATTTAGCTAATCTCTTTTCTAATCTAATTATTATGTTAGGGTTTTTAGTATTTTTAATTTGATCTTCTAGTAAGTCTATAGTTTCTTTAACTTTAGGCTTATCAGATAAATCTACCCTTAATATAGTTTCTTCATGATTAGTGACTGACTTAATACAAGAACCTAAAAATTCAGGTTGTATAAGATCCATATCGTCTCCTAAGTCTTCATTAATAAGTTTAGCTCCAGTAACTGAGCATAAATCTTCTAATATGTCTTTTTTGCTTATTCCATATACCGGTGCGTCTATTACATTGACTTTAATATTACCTTTCATTTTATTCATAGCTAAGGCAGATACTACTTGAGGATCAGCGTCTGCTATAATAAGTAAGCTTTTACCATTTTTAATTACGTACTCAAGAATAGACTGAATTTTTCTTATGTTGGTTATTTGTGATTCAACAACGAGCACTAGTGGATTATCTAACTCAGCAGTTCCTTTTTCTTTATTAGTAATAAAATGGTTATTTTTTAAGGCTTGATCATACTGTACTCCTTCTATTAACTCTACTACAGTTTCAGGCTGTTCATTTGTTTCCATCATAACAATACCTGTTTCGTCAACCATTTTAAAGGCTTTACCTATAATATCACCAAGCTTCTTGTCATTGTTAGCAGATATAGTAGCTACTTGATTAATTTTTTTACCAGTTACTTTTTTAGAATTTTTAGTTATATATTCTAAAACTTTAGTAACTGCTTTATTAATACCGTCTTTCATGCCTCTTTCATCATCTAATAAAGAGTGTGATTGAGCCTCATCTAATATAGCTTTAGCTAAAACTGTAGCTGTAGTTGTTCCATCACCAGCATCTGACACAGTTCTTTGAGCTGCTTGCTTTATTAATGTTGCTCCAATATTTTCAATAGGATCTTGCAGAGTAATAGCATTAGCTACGCTTACTCCATCTTTTGTAATTTGTGGTACGCCATTGCCATCTTCTAATATAACACATTTACCACTGGCACCCAGGGTTGAACCTACTGCATTAGTAAGTTTTTCAACACCTGTTAATACCTGACTTCTAGCATAATCGCCAAAAGCCAGGTTTTTAACTAACTTTAATTCTTGCATTTAATTTAATTTAATATAATTGTTATGAATACTTTACTCGAAGGTTTTAACTACTTTCGGTCCTTTGGTAAACTCTAGCTTTTTAGCATAGTGCTCAATAGAAGCATCTATTGCTTGCTCTGCTCCAGCTATTGTTTCTCTTCTGGTAACATCGATCCAGTCGTCTGAGTCGATAGATTTATATTCGGTTTGTAAAAATCCATTAGGCAATTGTACTATTCTCCAGTTTTTCTTCTGTGAGATATGTTTCCAGTACTTAATGGTTTCTTCTGTTGGTTGTGGTGCACTAGACCACGTATTGGTGCGGGTATATAAAAACGTCATTGTATTTGGTTTTAGTTAAACGTTGGTTATTATATACTATCACTTGATAGTTCGGTTATTTAATATTTTAAAAAAGGAAATAAGATATTCTTCTTGATGTTGCTGAAAATCCAGTTGCTAAACCACTAACATTTGCTGGAAAACTGCTTGATTGATAAGCTTGTGAACTAGACAATACTGCTAATCCAGCATCTGATACACCTGTTCCACCCAATATAGTGTCACCAGCACCTTGGCCTTTTATAGATAAAACAAAAACTATTCCATCTCCTACTTCAATATCTCCTACTCCTGATTCTTGTGTTAATGTAAACGATTGTTCTCCAGCACTACTTCCAACATTTTGGTTAATTAAACTAGCATATAAAGTGGCATCAATCATGACGGTGCTAGAGGCAGGGCTTGTATATACAGCGATACTAATATTCTCTCCTGCAGCTGATGGAAAAAATAATTTAATTTTAGTAGGAGACATCTTAACAGTACTTAGTGCTTTTACTTTATAACAAGCAGCAGTACTTATAGCAACTGAAGTAGTCGCCATCATATGTGTTAGCGGAGTAAAAGCAGGTGTTGCTGTAACTACTGTTGAAAAATTACCATCACCTCTTAAAAATGTATTAGAACTACCTCCTGCTGGTACATGACCTATATTACTTCCACCAGCATAAGCTTTTGATTGAACAGTTACATTTCCAGTTGTAGGATTAACTACTAATGGAGCGCCTGTTGAAGCAGCTGGTGAAGCAGCTGTTACTTGAGTAACGCCACCTGATATACCTGATCCATCTATAGCAATGTTATTAGCGGCTAAAGCAGTTATTGATATACCACCAGTACCAGAAAATGTTACGTTATCAGTAGTTCCGTCGCTTCCTGTTAATCTTAATGTACCAGCTGTTGGAACATTTAAATCGTAAGTAGTATTAGTATCAGCTGCATAAATAGGTATGTTTAATACTTTTGTATTAGTATTAAATGTAGCAGCACCTGAAGTTCCTGTAGTAGTCAAAGTTAAGCCTCCACTAGCAGCATTTATCAATGTAGATAATCTAAGTGATTTAGTTTCATCTATAGGTTTACTTGTGTTAGGATCTATATCAGTGTCTGTTATAACTAAAATGTCATTACCACTATATGAGTTTTTTAAAGGATATGTTTGAAATAAAGGCATTTATTCTACAATTTTATTATTTCTTTTGTTTCTACGTTCAGGCGGTAGTTTGTCTTCAGGGACCCAACTAAATAATCTAGTATCAGCTATATCGTGTAATAAAACTGTTTTATCTGTTACTTCCCAGTTATAAAAATATTCATAGCCAAATAATGCTATGTCTGGCTCCATAGTTTCTATTATCTTATTATTAAACAAATGTCCTCCATTTGCAAAATTTAAATCTTCGTATGTGCTTAAGCAATCGTCTATAACTCTACTGTTTACTGTAGCTCCGTATATAGCACAGTCTATTAATGTATGATGATTTTGAGTTCTCTTCATTCCAGCAAAAAAACAATGCTGGTCATTTAGCTTGTTAAATATAAAGCTAAAAGGTTTTATAGGTTTACAATCAACATCTAAGTATATACCTCCGTATTTCTTTAAAAGCAATAGTCTTATTCTATCACAAATAAAAGCTATAGGTATACCTGAGTTTAATTCTAAGTAAGAATATAAATATTTATCTTCTTTAAATTCTTGTAATACTTCATTACCCCAAAGTTTATGTTCAAACTCTGGATTCATTTCTTTCATTTCTTTACAGAACTCTACACAGTGCTGAGGCATAGGATCTGGACCTATCCAAAGCTGGTGAATTATTTTAGGTATCATCCTCCCCAGTTTGTACCTTCTCCTGAACCACTACCAGATCCTGAGTCTAGTCCTTTGCTTGGGTCATGCATATCTACCTCTGGGTGATCATGCACATTATTTGCTTTAATAGATCCGTTACTAACATCTATACTAACATCACCATACTTTTTCTCAAGAAACTTTTTTAAGTTAGCTTCTTCATCAAACATTTTTAATAGCTCTTGCTTTTGTCTTTCATAGGCTACAGTTACAGCAGCCACTGTTTGAGTAACTTCTTTTAATCTAACTTGAAGTACTTTTACTTTTTCTAAATCTTCTTTTTCTAAAAACCTTTGTTTATCTCTATATTTCATATTATTAAATTTAATTGTTAAGTGGCCCAGTTCGTAACTATACCATTACTTAAGGTCACAGCTTTTTGTACAAAACTTCCAGAACTTGATCCTGGTGCATAATAATATTTAACTCCGCTTATACCACCACCAAGATTAACATCAGTAGCACTTAGTCCTTCAATGCTTGCGTTATTAAAGTCTACATCGCCTTCAGCGGTGAGCTGGCTACTTGCTACTACGGTATCAGCTGTTAACGTTGCGGAAACAGTTACACTCGAAGTGAATGTACTGTTCCCTGTTACGTTTATAGCATCTTTAAATATTATTGCCATTTAATTTGATTATCCTATTTTTGTTATTAAAGCTCTTATAGCTCCTGCACTAATACTACTTGCTGTTGTAA